GAGAAGTTCAAAGGTCTTATCTTCCAAATCGAGCGCGATGCTAACGCAATCGCACAAAGAACTCGTAGAGGAAAGGGTAACATCATCCTCTGTTCTGCTGACGTTGCTTCAGCATTGACCATGGCTGGTGTTCTTGATTACACCCCTGCACTCAACGCTAACCTCAACGTTGATGACACTGGTAACACCTTTGCTGGTGTTCTGCAAGGTAAGTATCGCGTTTATATCGATCCTTATTCTGCTAACCTGACTTCCGCTAACGGAACTCCTGGCAACCAGTACTATGTTGTTGGTTATAAGGGTTCTTCTCCTTATGACGCAGGTATCTTCTACTGCCCATATGTTCCTCTCCAAATGGTTCGTGCCGTTGGTGAGAATAGTTTCCAACCAAAAATCGGGTTTAAGACTCGTTATGGTATGGTTGCTAACCCATTCGCAGAAGGCACTGATGTCGGTGCTGGCGCACTTTCAATCAACAAGAACCGTTACTACAGACGTGTTGCTGTTAAGAACCTCATGTGAGTCTTTCTCACATATTTTCAAAGGGACCCCAAAAGGGTCCCTTTTTTTATCTAAATAATTAAAAAAACAATGTCATCTCAAATTGAAAATAGAAATTTTTTATCACCAACCGGATTTAAATTTCTATTAAAAAGAAGTCCTAAGGTTGCATTCTTTTGCAATCAAGCAAATATTCCAGATTTAAATCTTGGAATTGCTAATCAACCAACTTACTTAAAAGATATTGATACTCCAGGAGATAAGATTACTTTTGGTGATCTTAATTTAAGATTTCTTGTAGATGAAAATCTTGAGAACTACATGGAGATTCAAAATTGGATTCGTGGTCTTGGATATCCAGAAAGTGTTCAAGAATTTAGAGATTTGAGTAATCAAGCAATAATTCAAGGTGGATATGCAAATGATCGTCAAAACATTTATTCTGATGGAACTTTACAAATTCTTAGTAGCAGTTTAGTTTCAAAATTTCAAGTTTTCTTTAAAGATTTATTTCCATATTCTTTACAAACACTTACTTTTGATGCTACTGATACTGATATCCAATACTTTACAGCAGACGTAAGTTTCAAGTATACTATCTACAGTATAACTGATTTGAGTAATAATCCTTTATGAGTATTGATCTTGATAAAATTCAAGAAATGTGGGAGAAAGATTCAAAAATAGATCCAGATAATCTACATATAGAATCATTAAATATCCCTGTTCTTCATGCAAAATATTTTGACCTTTATAATACAATTTTTCTTCTAAGAAAAAAAGCAGAGCAGCAGAAAAGAAATATTCGACATGATAGGTATGAGTATTATTCTGGAAAGGCAGATCCAGAAACTTATGTAGAAAATCCTTTCCCAAAGAAAATCAGAGATAAAGATACAATGCAGAAGTATCTTGATGCGGATGAAAGACTTTCTACAGTATGTTTAAAAATTGATTACTATGATACAATGCTTGTTTATCTTGAAAGCATTCTCAAAGTAATACAAAACAGAACATATCAAATTAAGAATGCAATTGAGTTTATGAGATTTAATGCTGGATTAGGATAAATAAATATACTTAGATGAATGCATCTAAGTGACAAATACAACTAATCTGGTTATAAGTAAATCAAACGAAGTATTTTTAAAAATAAAAACAGAACCTCATATTGAATATGAACTGAGAGATCATTTCAAGTTTGAGGTTCCTGGAGCAAAATTTATGCCTCAATATAGAGGTAGAAATTGGAATGGAGAAATACATCTATATGACATGAGATCCAAACAGATTTATGTTGGTCTCTTGGATAAGATTGTCAATTTCTGCGAGCAATACGGATATAGTTATAAGTTTGAAGATAATAAATTCTACGGACAACCATATGAAGTCAATGATATGATTTCATATGAGGGTGTCAAAGACTATATGAAATCTATTTGCTCTCATTCTCCTCGTGATTATCAAATAGAGGGAGTATTCGATGCTCTAAAGCACAATAGAAAACTATTGATAAGCCCCACTGCGAGTGGCAAATCTCTGATGATTTATTCAATCGTGAGATATTATGAGAGCAAAGGGCAAAAAATTCTTTTAGTTGTCCCAACGACATCTCTTGTAGAGCAAATGTACAAGGATTTTGAGGATTATGGTTGGGATGCTGCGTCATATTGTCACAAAATTTATTCTGGTAAAGAAAAAACAAATGAATTTCCGGTTACAATTACTACTTGGCAATCTGTATATAAACTGGATAGATCATTCTTTGAAGACTATGGTGTTATTATAGGTGATGAAGCTCATTTATTCAAGAGCAAGTCATTGATCGAAATCATGACTAAACTTCATCATGCAAAATATCGTTTTGGTTTTACAGGAACACTGGATGGAACTCAAACTCATAAGTGGGTTCTTGAAGGATTATTTGGACCATCATATAAAGTAACCAGAACTGATGAATTGATGAAACAAGGACATCTCTCACAATTGGATATTCAATGTCTTGTTCTTAAGCATCCTCCACAGAAGTTTGAAACTTATGAAGATGAGATACAGTATTTAATCTCTCATGAACAAAGAAATAAATTTATTACAAATTTAACTCTTGATTTAAAAGGAAATACTCTTTTACTTTTCAGTCGTGTAGAGGCTCATGGAGCAATACTTTTTGATCAAATAAATACTAACAAGCAAGATGAAAGAAAAGTCTTCTTTATTCATGGTGGTGTGGATACTGAAGAAAGAGAGTTGGTTAGAGAAATTACTGAAAGAGAGAACAGTGCAATTATCGTTGCTTCTTATGGAACTTTTAGTACGGGAATCAATATTAAAAATCTTCACAATGTTATCTTCGCTTCTCCTTCGAAATCAAGAGTCAGAAACCTCCAATCAATTGGAAGAGTTTTAAGAAAAGGAAAAAACAAAACAAAAGCAGTCTTATATGATATTTCAGATGACTGTACTTATAATTCAAGAAAAAATTATACACTAAATCATCTCATTGAAAGAATTAAAATCTATAATGAAGAGAATTTCAATTATGAGATAATCACTATACAACTAAAGAAATGATAGAAGAAGATTTTTACGCTACAGTTAAATTAAAATCAGGTGAAGAAATATTTGCTAAAGTTGCTGCCTCTGAAGAAGAGGAAAGAACCATGCTTATAATTTCAAATCCTATTGTTATATCAGAAATAAAAGGTAGATCTGGTATTTCTGGTTATAAAATAGAACCTTGGTTAAAGACTACAACTGAAGATATGTTTATTATAAAACTTGATGATGTTTTAACTCTTTCAGAATCTTCTGACATTGAAATGATTATGATGTACCAATCATATGTAAGAAACGGGTCTACAAATAAAGGAAATACATCCAAACTCAGTCGTAGAATGGGATATCTTGCTAATGTTAATGATGCTAAAGAGATCTTAGAGAAGCTTTATAATAATAGCTAAACCTAACTTATCAACCCCGACAAAGGTTATTATACACAGTTTCAGACACCTTGTCAACTATTTACTTAAGTGTTATAATATCTACATAATAATGATAAAAACTTATGATAAGCACAGCAGTTATGGCCAAGAGAAAGAGGTCAGAGCATTACGTTAACAACAAAGAGTTTCTTGCAGCACTCATTAAGTACCGTGAAGATAAAGAAATTGCTCTTCTTCAAGACAAACCAAAACCTCCCATTCCCAGATACATTGGGGAATGCTTTCTGAAGATTGCAAATCATTTATCATTTAAACCTAACTTTGTCAACTACATGTTCAAAGAGGATATGATTTCTGACGGTATTGAGAATTGTGTGCAGTACATTCACAATTTCAATCCAGAGAAATCCCAGAATCCTTTCGCATACTTTACTCAAATTATTCATTTTGCTTTTCTTCGTCGTATTCAGAGAGAGAAGCGTCAGTTAGAAATCAAAAATAAAATTCTTGAGAAGTCTGGATTCAGCGAAGTCTTTACGGATGACAACACTATTGACGGCGGGAACTATTCCGACTATAATAGTATCAAAGACGGCGTACACTCCAAACTTCGTTACTAATGAAAGTTGCTATCATTACGGATACTCACTATGGTTGCCGAAAAGGTTCTAAACTTTTTCAGGACTATTTTGAACTCTTCTATAAGAATGTGTTTTTCCCGACGCTGGAACAGTACGGGATTACCACAGTCATTCACATGGGAGATGCTTTTGATAGCCGTAAATCAATAGATTATCAAAGTTTTGAGTGGGCAAAGAGAGTTGTATTTGAACCTCTTTCCAAATATGATGTTCATCTGATTACTGGTAATCATGATTGTTATTATAAAAATACTAACAATGTAAATTCACCAAATCTTCTACTTCAGTCTTATCCAAACGTAAAGACATATTCTTCTCCAACAGAAATTAAAGTTGGTAATTTGAATGTGCTTCTGCTTCCTTGGATTTGTATGGAGAATGAAGAACAGTCACTTAAATTAATTAAAAATACTAAGTCTAAAATTGTAATGGGACACCTTGAACTTCAAGGGTTTCATGTAAATCGTTCTGTGGTAATGGAGCATGGACTGGAAGCAAATATTTTTAAGAACTTCACAAAGGTATTTTCTGGTCATTACCATACTCGTTCTGATAATGGAACTGTCTTCTATCTGGGCAATCCTTATGAGATGTTTTGGAATGATGTAAATGACCCTCGCGGTTTTACTATCTTTGATACTGAAACTTTAGAACATACACCAATTGATAATCCTTATCGGTTGTTCTATAACATTTACTATGAGGATACTCCTTATCAAATGTTTGATGCATCTGAATATGAGAACAAAATTGTCAAGGTAATTGTTCGTAAGAAATCAGATACAAAACAATTTGAAAAGTTCATTGATAAACTTTATTCTGCAAATTTATCAGAACTTAAGGTTGTTGAAAATTTTCAAATTCAAGAATCTGAAGATTTTGAAGCATTTGATTCTGAAGATACCATGTCTATCCTGAATAGATATATTGAGGAGGCAGAAGTAAGTCTTGATAAAACAATTGTTCAAAAATTGTT